ATCGTGAGCGGGATTACGATACTACGAGGAAGGATCGTCCCCGTATGAGGTTGATGACTGAGGTTTATAAGGTTGCAGAACTGTATTTGCAGCTTGGAGAAGTTCTTGAAGATCGTTATGTAGAGGTTCATTTGGATATCAATCCTGATGAAATGCATGGTTCATCATGTGTACTTAACGAAGCTATTGGTTATATTCGTGGTATGTGTAATGTCACTCCAATGGTTAAACCTAATGCTTTTGCTGCTTCTATTGTAGCGGATCGTATGAAAGAATTGCTTGCAGCTTAATAGGGAGTATCAAATGAGCCAACCAAAGATCATAACCTTTCATCAATTTGTTGAACAGCTTAATAAGAAGTTTAATCAGGAACCAAAAGAAAAGAAGGAGACAAAAGCTCCTTCTACTAGTAGAAAGTTTAAGGCTTCCAAAATCTTGAATAAGAAAAGCATATAAATACATTATATACAAATTCAAATTAGGATTTTACCAATGATACCTTTTAAGTCTTTTATCACAGAAGCAAAATCAGAACCAACTGAAAAATATAGAATACATAGTGACATTCATGAGGATGATCCTGATTTTACGAATGAGCATAATGTTCAACATTCGCTTTTTGGTGCTAATGATTATCTTCCATTTGGTCATTATACACATACTGTTGGTATCATAGAAAGTGTAGAAGATCATCCAACCAATTCCAAGAGACTTATCTTTAGAGTTGGCGATGAGAAAACTGGTAAAGGTTCTCCTATTGGTATCTCTGTTCCAAAACATATGTGGGAAGGCGGAAACGCAAAGGGTGGTACTCGTTCAAAAGGAATGAATGTACGTAATGAAATGAGAGCTAATGTATATGGACATGATCATAGATCACCACTTGGTCTTGGTCAAATTGCTTCAATTCATAAAGCTCATTTAGAAGATCATTTTAAAAAGCCAGAAGAACATCAAATTAAAGATGAGACTGATGCAATTGAAAGACTTCATGCGGCTGGTCATCTAGATAGTAGAAGCACTCTTGATAAGGGTGAAAAGACTGATACTGTAAAGCATGAATATGATGAAGAAGGCAGATCACATGTTGCTGCTTCATCTAAGGGTGTTGCTGGTCATGCTGTATATACATCTGGTTCTGGTATAAATCAAAGACACCACATTTTAAATACTTGTCCTGCCCAAACTAGAGGTTGTGGTGGCGGTGTTGATGCAGAAGGTATTGCCGATACATCAAAGGGAACTTGTTTTGCTCCAAAAGCTGAATCACAGTATGTGAATGCTTCTGTTCGTAGAGCCTGTCATGAACAGGCAAAGCATGATCCTGCAATGACTAAGGATTGGGCTCTTGCTCATAATCATTCTCTTCGTAAGGCAGGAGAAAAAGCTGACAAGACTAATGAGAGATTTTTGTTCAGACCAAATGTTGTTGATGAAACAGATAGAACTTCTCGTCATGCAATCAAAGGATTAAATGCACAAAGAAAAGCAAAAGGTAAGCCAGCAATCATTGCTAATTCATATGGTAAAACTACTGAATTGCATGATCCTGCAAATGATTATCATGTTACATTTTCTAACACTGGACCAAAAGTTAAACATGGTGCAGAGATACCAGAAAATGTGACTAAGGATAGAACACGTATTTCTCAGACTATTCATGCATCTGATGTTAATGGTAAAGACATTAAAAACGAAGAAGGAAAGTCTGTACCAACAAAGAATTCATATATGGTGACAAATATGAAACGTGGTGGTGATATGGATAAAGCATTTCAGCAACATGTTACTCATGCTAAGTATTGGTCAAAGGGAAGAAAAGAAAGCGAGCTATCTGAGCAAGAAAAAGGTGAAGGATCAGAAGGTCATTTTGGTGCTAATGGTAAAGCAACTACACCAGAAGAGTCACATTATGGTCATAGAACAATTAAGGGAACTGATGGTGTATCAAGAAGATATGATTATCAGAAGCAACATGTTCTTCATCCAAGACTTGTAAGCATTGGGAAGAATAAGGATGGTAGTGATCATATAATTCCAACTGATTCAAGATTCAAGGATAATGATTTTCTTCCAAAAGATAAAGATAGATTTAAGTCTAAGAATCGCAAATCTGCTGGGGCTCTTGTTATAACAACTCCAACAACTTCTACTAGCGATGTTCAACATCATTCTAATTTCACACATGATGTGAATGAAAATCATATCAAACATGCTATGAGAAATAATGGCGAGTATGAAATTGATAAGCCAGAAGATCAGGAACATGCCCGTGGTAATGAATATAAGGCACCACAAGAAGCACCAAAGAAGTTGAAGAATACAAAGGTTGCTGCTATGTCTGAACCAGCACCTTCTGCAAAACCTTCAATGTCTGATGCTCAATCTAAGATGGCTGCTGCTTCTGCTGAGTTAAAGAGTAGACCAGAATATCAAGCTAGAGTTGCTGCTTTAAAAACTAAAAAGGCTGGTGGCGAATAACATATATAATGAATATGCGGGTGTAACTCAGTGGTAGAGTGTCAGCCTTCCAAGCTGTTCGTCGCTGGTTCGAATCCAGTCGTCCGCTCATAAGCGCCCCGTTTGTATAAATAGCATTAGAAATAAGTCTATTATACAAACGGGGGCAGCATATGTTCTATACAATATATAAAATTACAAATAATATAAATCAAAAATATTATATTGGGATGCATAAAACATCTAATTTAGAAGATGGATATATGGGTTCTGGTAAACTTATTAAAAGAGCTATACAAAAATATAGTATTGAAAATTTTACCAAAGAAATACTTCATGTGTTTGATAATGAAGAAGATATGAAGAATAAAGAAAAAGAACTTGTTGTTATAAATGAAATGAGTTATAATCTTTGTGATGGTGGACATGGTGGGTTTAGTTATATCAATAAACAACCTGAAAAAAAAGATTGGGTATTAAAAGGTAGAATTGCTACTAATATTGCACTTAAAGAAAAATATGGAGTATCAAATTCTTCACAAATAGATTTTGTTAGACGTAAAATTGGAGAAAAAGCAAAATTACGTCATGAACAAGGATTGACGAAACCCCCACCGTCTTTTTTAGGAAAAAAACATTCTGAAGAGACAAAACAAAAAATGAGAAATTCTAAAAAATCTAAAAATTTAACAGGATCAAAAAATTCTCAATATGGTACATGTTGGATTACTAATGGAAATGAAGATAAAAAAATTCATAAAGATGAACTTGACAAATTTATTATTTTAGGTTATATTAAAGGTAGATTAATGAAACCACCGCCATCTTTTTTAGGAAAAACACATTCTGAAGAGGCAAAATAAAAAATGAAAAAGGTTTGATGATGAAAAAAGTATTAGTGACAGGTGGATATGGCTATATTGGTTCACATACAATTAAGAGATTAGCTGAATGTGGTTATATAGTCGATTCACTTGACATTAATCCCTCATCCAATAATATATCACCATTCGTAAGAAAAAATATGATTGGTGATATCAGAACTGATATGTATTGGGGTAGCTATGATGCTGTTATCCATTATGCTGCCCTACTTGCTGTAGGTGAATCCGTCAGTGTTCCTTGGTATTATGTTAATACTAATATTATTGGAACAAAGAATATTCTTAAACATGCTCCCACAGATAATTTTATCTTTGCTTCTACTGCGGCTGCATTTGATCCAGCATCATCCCCATATGCACAATCCAAACTCTTAGCAGAAAGTATTATTAAAGAACATGCAAAAGAAAAAAATATCAATCACACCATCTTTCGATTTTTCAATGTTGCTGGGAATAATGGATCGTTTAGTCAAATTGGTAAAGCAACCCACATAATTCGTATTGCCGCAGAAGTTGCGAATCGTATTAGACCATACATGCATTTGTTTGGTACTGATTATGATACCAAAGATGGAACTTGTATTAGAGATTATATCCATGTATCAGATTTGGTTGAAGCTGTTGTGAAAGCAGTTGACAATCCAAAGAATACAGAGTATGAATGTATTGCATCTGGTAATGAATATAGTTGTTATGATGTTATTAATACAATGAAGAATGTGACTGGTATTAATTTCACTGTTATTGAAGCAGACAGACGTTCTGGTGATCCAGTAACATCATTATTGCCAGAGAATGAAAAACTATCTGACTATGTTGATTGCCAGTATGATCTAGAGGATATGTGCCTTAGTGTATATCTGAGTGAATTATTTAATAGGAAGGTTGGCTGAGTGGCCTAAAGCACTCGTTTGCTAAATGAGCGAACCTTAACAGGTTCCGTGGGTTCGACTCCCACACCTTCCACCAT